CTATATCGCGATTGTCGTCCAGTCCTTCCCGCGGTCATCATGATAGCCATCGGTCTGCTGCTGGGACCTATGTCCCAAGAGTTCTTTCGTGTTTACACCTTGCGCTTTATATAATCTTTCCGCTAAAGATCGCTGCTCGTGAAAAGTGGAAGGGGTCTTACCTTCTTGTAACGGGATCTCAGCTTTATCGCGCGCCTTGCTGAAATTCGTTGTCAATGTATTGGATTTAACCTGGGCACCACGATCTGCTTGAGAAGTAGCTCTGAAAAAATGAACCAGATAGGGGCTAACGGCATAATCTCGGCAGCGTGAAATTATGTCGCGCAGGCTCCAGTTTATGGCGTTCAGGCGAAGCGATAGTGGGATGGCAATTTTGCTCCCTGTTTTTTCCTGAAGCACATGCAGGTGATCATCCCAGACATCGCTAAATTTCATATTCGAAATATCTCCGAGGCGCTGGCCTGTTACCAAGGCCAGAAGCATCGCATTTCCCATATATTGATGATTGCTGTCCGCAATCTCGAAAATCTTCTGCCATTCCTCCAGGCTCAGTCGCTGGCGGGTAATTTTTCTGCGGGGCTTTTTGGTCGCTGATGCTGGATCGTAACCAGGAGGAACTTCACCCGCATGCTGAGCTTCTTTAAAAATATCAACAAAGACTGTCCGCACTACCTGGGCCATTCGTGGCTGGCCAGCCGTGACGTACTCATCAAGCAGCTGGGCAATATCGCGAACGTCCACAGATGGCAGTAGCTTCATACCGACTCGTTCTCGCAACAATGAAACCGGTTTGGTTTTCTGTTTGAATGTGTTCAGTTTGATGTCGCCCGTCGCCAGACGTTCTTCCTGAATCTTCCAGTATCGATCCAGCCAAGTGGATACTGTGATCGCTTTGCCTTTGCTAGTGGCGATCCTGTCGCTGATCGCCAGAATTTGCCGGGTTCTCTGTTCCGCCAGGCGCGCATTAGCTTCAGTAGCGATCGCTATAGCTTCTGCCTCATCGGTTCCCAGCGCATGGAACTTGCCAGTAACGGGGTGTTTGTACCGCCAGTAAACCTTATTCACCTTTCTGCTGAAGAGAGGGTAAAGATTCGGAATAGAAACATTGTTTTTACGTGGTCGGGCTGCCATCAGCAAGAATCCTCTGAAGTATTGGCGAGTCAGTCTTTCGGATATTTGGCTTAGCCAATTCGCCTACAAGTTCTGCATCTTCCCTTACTCGCCATTTGCGACCCTGTTTCATCGCTGGTGGAGAAAATAGATTTTGTTTAGCGTATCGGCGCAAAGTATTCAATGCCGGTGGACTGCTCCGGTATTTGTCTGCTGCCCATTCCTCAAGCGTGAGCATTTGCTTCATGGCTTATTCTCCACTTTACCGGCTGCACCCGGTCATTCTTTGAAAATACAGGTCCCGCAACCATTGCGGAACCAGTCACAACAACTACCACATCGGTTTACTTTTTTATTTGCGGATCCTCCTGCTGCGATGCTGCTAAATGATGTCCAAGACCTTCGTCCGTGAATGAAATAATGACCTTGGTAGGGTCAGCGCACTGCGCCTCCTCGCCATGCCGGAACACAACAAAGCTGCAACCGTGCAATTCAGCCAGCTTATGGGCCTGCTGAAGCCATTCTGGCAACTCATCATGCTGGCTTGGCTCGGCATCCTGCATCATGGCACCACGGCAGGCATTCCACGCATCAGCTGCGGCGTGTCTCTGTTCTTCGTCCCACTGGTAAGCCACTCCGTGGGGCGGACGGATGCTGGCAAGAATTTCGATGCTTCCCGGCGTGGCCTCTTCTGGAACTACCGGCGCTGGCGGGGCGGTGTATAACGGACCCGGCTTAACATCATGTCGGCGCCAGCGAATATCGCAGGTCCTTTCTTCGCTCGGAGATGACCAGGCTACTACATCAGCAACCGGCTCCGGCTCCGGTGTCATCAATACCACCATGGCGATTTCAGCCAGGCGCAGGCGTATAGCTGTTTGCTGGGACGGAATTAGCTCGTCACGCTCGCGCCAGAAAGAAACTTCTTCACGCGCCTGATTGATCAACTGCTCTTTGGTGAATTCCATTATTCAATCTCCGGCAGTCTATACAGTGGTACCACTCGGTATTCTTCACTTTCCACACCGCGCGGACCGTCTCCACCACATGCAGCATCATTCAGACAATCAACCTCGTCCTGAAGTATCCCCGCATCGCTGCCTACGCACTCTTCATCAAAGTGCGGCACCCCGTCAGGGTCAGTAATGCCGTACATGAATGGCTTAGCGGTCAGCACTTCCAGAGCGATAGCGAATAGCTCGTTATCCATCACCAGACCGGTGGCGTCAGGGTTGGCGTTGATGCGTCGGCGGTTGATTGCCGTGGCTTGCTTAACGCGTGCGATTAACTGCTCTTTGGTGAATGTCATCGGTTATCCCTTATCCTGCGGTGCTCAATACACCGGATGGAAAATCTATCGTTTCATCAAAACCAGCTCCGACTGATGCCACTGCTGTACACCAGTCAGAAGATGCCCGGCTATCCAGCGCGGCTTGCACTTCTTTATCCCGTCGCAGGTCATACAGGCAAATGCTCGGGTCGCCAATCGTGTAAAAGCCGATTTTTTTCGGCGACGGGCAGCGGTCGAGGACGGCTTGTAATTCATCGATCCACGCCTGTTCTTTTTTGGTCAACTTAGCCATCTCACCCCTCCCCGTTGATGCTGACGAGGATGCCAGCGGCACCCAGAGCCTTGTTGTAATTTTTCTGGCAGTCGATATAGCCCTTCGCGTAGTCCTCTGATGCGCCGTAATGGCAAATCTGAAAATCTGAGAACTGCTTCACTTTCACCTCCCGCGCTTCCAGTTCAGCAATCCTCTGTTTTAGCTGCCCACGTTCGTCTATTAAACGCGCAGCATGCACACGATGGTTATGAACTAATTCAGCATTGCGCTTCTCTGCGGCTTCCAGCTCATCCAGCAGGGCCAGCGCTAATTTCCGCAGGTGAGCATTGCTTCCTATTGCCGGGTTCGATAACTCTTCACGCAGCGCCTGTTTGTTGGTCATTGGGCTGCTCCTTCCGCTTTCTTCTCATCCACGCTCCAGGCCGTAGCAAGCGCGCTGGTCACCTGATGGAAGGAGTGTTTAACCTTCACAGATAAAGCCGAGCCATCAGCAGAAACCGTCTCGATTGTGGTCAGCTCGCCGCCGCTTTCAAAGTCCGGGTAGAACTGTGTAACCAGGTTGCTTTCGACAATTACCGATCCGTCCGGGGTGTGCATTTTCAGTTTCATGCTGATGCTCCTTTGCGAAGTTGGGCGGCAATGTCTTCAAGCACGCCGTCAGCAAATGACCGATCGAAGTCACCCTCTGGCGCATTAGCCATAAATTCAGTGGATGTGAGAATCATCCGAGCAATATCAGCGGCGTTCTTAGCTGTGTCTTCGATGAACCCAGCCTCCCATGCTGCCAGCATACGGTTTGCAACAAAGTGAGCACCTTCCTTGTGGGCCTGAGCCCGAACTTCAGCCAGGAAGGTGTCGGTGGCCGGGGTAGACGGCATGCCATGACCAGCGCAGGCATATCGCCCAGTACTGACGTTCTCCACATAGCACTCATCGCAGATGTACTTCTTCAGCCCCGCATTCTCTGCAGCCAGCGCATCTCGCTGCTTCGCTGTTTCGCGTTGCGCCACCAGTGCAACATCCAGTCGTGTGGCCAGCTCCCTTACCAGTTCTGCTGATGCTTTCGGCAAATAGCGTGCAGCGTGGTGGGCGGCGTGAATTAATTGAATATTGGTCAGGCGCATTTGCGGATCCCCATCAGTTCGTTGAACCGTGCCATGAACAGACCGTAGGCCTGGCCGGGGCGGAGCGGGATAACGGTAAACAGATCGGTAGGTGGGATGCCGTCGAGCACTGGCCACACGGTACCGTCGTCAATATCCAGAACCCGGCGTTCGGTACCGAGCATGACCAGGTCGGCATACTTCACCGTATCGTGCTGGTGGGCCGGTAATCCGAACTTAGCGCGGATCTCGCTATCGACATACGCCTCGATACGCTGGTAATCCGGGAGCAGACGTTTCAGTGGTGCCGGAATATCCTGGCAATACGCTTCAGCAGCATCATGCAGCAGCGCTTCAAGCGCGAACTCTGCGGGAACCAGCTGGCTGACAAGCACCGAGTGCTGCGCGACGCTGTAGAACTCCGGCAGGTGGCCGGCAAAGCGGCAGATGTGAGAAAGGGCAGTGGCAATATCCTCGATCACGATATCGTCGTGATGAATATTGAGGTAGTTAATATGCTTCCCGGATAGTGTCTGAATATATGACATTACGTGTTCTCCATTATTACGCGCTGCACCGCGCCTGATTTTTGGTTGCAGCAACCCAACCCATAGACATGGGGCAGGTCACTATTTAGGGGTTATCGTTGGGCTTCGCCGCCCAGCGCCGTCGTCAGGCTATTGAGAAGGGCAGTCAGCTCGCTGGTCATCAGGATAAAATCAGCGTCAAAGCGCGCGGCGGCATCTTCCCGATCGATATCGTCGTTCTGGTCGCGCAGCTCGTCGGCGAACCTGAGTCGCTTAATCGCGGCGGCATCGCTCAGCACGAAACTAATGCGCTGCTGCCAGTCCAGCGAAAGTTGAGTGACCAGCTTGCCAGCATCGAGGTGAGTGGCGATTTCGTCGCTGGAAAGCTCCTGCTTTTTGAAGCGGCCGATGCCGCCATCTTCCAGTATTGCTTTCAGCTCGGCCTCATCGCCTAGCGCAAAACCTGATGGCGCTGAAGCGTTACGCACCCACTCGGTGAGGGTGATCTCGATTGGGGTTTCCATGGTCAACGGCACGACGGGCAGAGAACCAAGCGTTTTACGGAGCAGTGCCAGTGAGTCTTCGGCGCGGCGAGCGCTCGATGTATCGACCATCACCATGTCGGCGTTAAGGTTCACCCAGATGCGGATCATGCTGCTGCGGGTAAAAGCTCGCGGCAAAAGTGAGTGAAGCACTTCATCGCGCAGGGAGTCTTTCTCAGTTTTCTTGAGGCGGCGACCCTGATCAGTTTCCAGCTTCGACACCTTCTTATTCAACTCTTCTGCGATCACCGGCTTTGGCAGAATCTTTTCTTCACGACGGATAACGAGCAGCAACTGGTCATTCACCAGATGAAAAAGCTGATCGGAATGCTGACCTAGTGGCGGTACCCAGCCGGCCTTTGCCATATCCTGGCTGCCGCACGGCGTGAACTGGAAGTTCTCCAGCTGGCGCGCCAGTTCCCCTGTCTTACCGTCTTGAACGAGGACAATGTCACGGCTGAGGCGGTAGATCAGTAGGTTTTTGAAGAACGGGGTAGACATTACTTTCTCCTCAGGGCGTGGCGGCCATCTGCACTGGCCGCCAGGTTAGTTTCTCCACACAACACAGGAGAGCACCTGCGGCTAGGAAGCCGCCCGGGTGGATTGGGTTATGAGCCCGTCACCCGGTGATGCTCTCGTGTGTTGCGTAAAAAAATTGCGGCATCCTCACGGGTAGAGACAGATGCCGCCAAAGACAGCAACGCAGCTTTTACAGGTTTTAGGTTGTGGTGGCGGCCCTTTCATGCCGCTGTAACGCCGTTTCCCTCCAGTCCGCGTTCTGACTGTTACCCCTGCGCATTACTTATGCCGGGCTTTGATCACCACAACTGAAAGAGCGCTGCCGGTATCCGACTCGAACGGATCATTTGGCTGCCTAACCCCTCCCATCTAAGGGAGCTGTACGGAATCGCACCGTAACTTATGCCTTGCTCGTCAGCACCCTTTCAGTTGTGTTGGTCTATTCACCCCTCCCGGTCCGGCAGCGCTACCTCGCCGGGAAGAATGAAAAGGGCAATTACGTTGCCAATCGGCTTGTTGGTCTGGGCTGTAGCGTCAGGTGCAGCCGCGCGGGGTTTGCTCACCGCCCCAAGTTCTCCCCGCTATTCTTTAGCGCGAAACCTGAGAGAAACGCCTTCAAGTCTTTCGGCTTTCGCCATGTTCGGTGCGAATCATCCCCATCTTCTTACGCCTGGGGCGGCTACTGCGTGGGCATCCTGCCTGTTCGCTGTTGCTTTAAGGTACATTATGTACCGTTAGGGTACATTGTCAAGCACAAAAAAGCCCGCTTCCGCAGGCTCAAGATTAAAATTTAAATTTTGTTAAGGTACCTTCGAGGTTTTCCTGAAAAGATCACCGTACCGATTATGGAGCAACTGCCATCTATCTTAACGTAGGGCTCCGGCCAGCTTTGATTCAAGGCCTTTAGGTACTTACTGCCGCCATCCTCAATCAACCTCTTGAAGGTGGTCTCTCCTGAATCGTGCATTAGCGCGATAACGTCATCGCCATGACATGCTGGAATTTCAGGATCTACAAAAATCATGTCGCCTGGACGGTACTCATCGATCATAGAGTCACCAATCACGCGCAAGATATACGTCATAGGTCCGCACGGCACAGGGCACGGATAAGTTTCAACACTACTCAAGTCAACCTCGGCAAAGCCAGCTTCCGTCCATGCTCCTGCCTGCACCCAGGATATAACCGGAACCAATGTTATATTTCTATTAGTGTCTGATACGTCAGGACTTTTTGCAACATTAGTAGTTTGGTGTTCCTGATCCAACCAGCCTAACGGCAAATCAAAGCATTTTTCAATATGACGAGCCATTGCATCGCCAATATTTTTAGACGCGCCATCCCCCATAAACCTGCTGGTTTGGGTAGGTTCTCTGTCGATCATGGTGGCGAAGTAAGTGTTTCCGCCGACACCGTCACGCAGCTTTCTGGCGTTTAACCGCCTAATTTCCTGAATCGTTTTCATCCCAGAATTAAACATTGTGTACCTTAAAGGTACAAGTACCTTGTAGGTTCATATTATTCATGTAATATGTACACAGGAGGTACATATTATGAAAGAGTATTGGGACTCTTTATCGAAAGAGCAGCAGTGCGAATTAGCAGTTAGCGTCAAATCAACCCCTGGTTATCTGCGTTTGGTTTTCAACGGCTACAAAAAGGCAGGATTCGCCCTCGCCAAAAAGCTCGAAGAGATCACAGCAGGCGCAATAACTAAATCTGATTTGCGACCTGACATCTACCCGAAACAGTAACCAAGAACGCGAAGAAAAGACACCACAGCATCAAGGAGTTAACCGTGGATAACCAACAACACTGGCAAGTCGAAAAGCAACCCGCATGGCTGGTGGCGGCAATTAAAAAGACCATCTCAAGCCTGCCGGGCGGTTACGCCGAGGCGGCTGAATGGCTGGGCGTGACAGAGGATGCGCTCTTTAACCGCCTGCGCACTGGTGGCGATCAGATCTTCCCAATGGGCTGGGCGATGGTTCTCCAGCAGGCCAGCGGCACCAAGCACATCGCTGATGCGGTATCGCGCCAGTCGAACAGCGTCAATGTCCCGCTGGTGGATATCGAGGATGTGGATAACGCCGATATCAATCAGCGCCTGATGGAGTCTATCGAGTGGATCGGTAAACACTCGACATACGTTCGCAAGGCCACTGCTGATGGCGTGATTGACCAGGCCGAACGCGAGCAAATCGAAGAGAACAGTTATCAGGTCATGCAGAAGTGGCAGGAGCATTTAACGCTGCTGTATCGCGTTTTTTGTGCGGCAGAAAAGAATGACGCCCGCGAGTGTGCAGCTCCGGGCGCCGTGGCGTGTCGTAACAGTGGAGAAACTAACGCATGAACAGTTTAACGGTAAATCACCGTCTGCCGCAACTCCGTGGCTTCCCGGTCAATGGGACCCCGTCGTTTCGGTATGAGCGCATGGTATCAGGCCGCTGGGTTGCATGTAACCACAGCCGGGCAATGGCAATCGTGGGGGTATGGCGCCGTAAAGGAGAATCTTTATGCGTGAAATCGACAGAAGATTCAGGGACCGCCGGGGCATCCCGGTTCAAGTCATCCGCTGGGAGCCAGAAGCGCAGCGCGTTATCTACCTGCGATCTGGCTATCCGCACGAGTGCTCAAGCCCACTTCAGGTCTTCAAGCGCGATTTCAGGGAAATTGAGGTAGGTCCAGATGAGCATGGAATTAATGGTCAGAGCCATGAAAGCAAAAGTGGGTAACCCGCTGCGCAAGCTCGTGCTGATCAAACTAGCCGATAACGCCAGCGATCAAGGCGAATGCTGGCCCTCCGTTCCCTATATCGCAGAACAATGCGAGATATCAGAGCGCTCTGTACAAAACCATATCAAGCAGCTGGTGGAGGATGGTTTGGTATCGGTTGAAGTCCGCAAGGCGGCTACCGGCCTGAACCGCACCAACGTTTACAAACTTAACCTTCCCGGTGGTGCAAATGCTGCACCCTCTGGTGCACGTCCTGCGCCGGGTGGTGAATCTCCTGCACCAGGTGGTGAATCTGCTGCACCGGTTAGTGGTGCAGGAGCTGCACCCGGAACCAGTCAGTTCTCTGAACCAGTCAATGAACCAGTCAATGAAAACTTATTTGATCTGGCCTGGTCGTTATATCCGAAGCGGGCAGGTGGTAACTCGAAAAGCGCTGCGTTGAAAGCCTGGGATGCCCGTGTTCGCGAAGGCGTTTCGCCTCTCGCCATGCTGGAGGGCGTTAAGCGTTATGCCGGGTTTGTTGCTCAAACAGGCAAGACCGGTACCGAGTTCGTCAAACAGGCCAAAACCTTCTTCGGTCCTGACAGGCACTACGAAGACGACTGGATGACTCCAGCAAGTTCCGGCATCAAAGAGGATCCGCTTTTTAAATCCAGCTATGTCGGCACCGATTATTCGCAGGGAGCCAAAGGCTTCCGGGTGGTGAACGGATGAGATGCGCATCAGTTTGTGACGGTATTGCAGCCACACTGCCAGCTGAATCGCCGTCACCGCGAACCTGGCAGCGCCCGTTCCTCAAGTGGGCTGGTGGCAAATACCACCAGATGCCTGATATCGACCGCCTGATCCCCGCAGGGCAGCGCCTGATTGAGCCGTTTGTTGGTGGTGGCTCGGTGTTCATCAACTCCCGTAAGCACGACTCTTTCCTGCTTGCGGACGTTAACGCAGACCTGATCCACCTGTACCAGATGCTGGCAGTGGTACCGGATGTCGTGATTCATCAAGCCCGCCTGTTGTTCAGCACCAGGAACAGCGCCGCCGGGTATGCCGAAGTGGCCGATGATTTCAACGGGCAGCTGCTGGCCGGGCCGGAACGCGCCGCCGCTTTCCTGTACCTGAACCGGCACTGCTTCAACGGGTTGATCCGTTACAACCTCGCCGGAAAGTTCAACGTTGGCTGGGGCAAATACCCCAATCCATATTTCCCTGAAAAAGAGATCGAGGCGTTCACTGCGCTGGCGAGCAACTGCGTATTCATGAATGCCGGGTTCCGCCGCACGCTTTCTCTGGCTGGCGATGGCGATGTCGTTTACTGCGATCCGCCGTATGAGCCGCTGCCGGGCACCAGCGGGTTCACCAGTTATGCCCCAGGTGGTTTTAGCTGGGAAGACCAGATCGCCCTGGCGGAATGTTGTGTTGCCGCCCATCAGCGCGGCGCCCGGGTGGTGATAAGTAACTCAACAGCGCCACGCATCATTGAGCTGTACCAGCAGCACGGCTTTGAACTCAACTATGTCCGCGCCCGGCGCGCAATATCCAGTAAATCCAGTACACGCGAAACCGTCAGCGATATCGTTGCGGTTCTGTAGGGGGTAGCAGTGGTCAATAGATCATTAACGTTGCGCCAGCAGGAGGTTTTCGATCTGCTGGTGAAATACCAGAGCGAGCATGGTTATCCGCCGACTATTTCAGAGCTGTCCCGCCTGATGGGAGTGGTGTCGCCGAATGCGGCCGCCCTGCAGTTGCGTGCGTTGCAGCGCAAAGAGGCAATAACGATAGTCCCGGGTGCGCATCGCGGCATAAAAATCAACAGCCAGCCATCGCAGATGATCCCGGAGGGTAAATGAAACTGGTGCTGCCGTTCCCTCCGAGCGTAAACACCTACTGGCGCGCCCCGAATAAGGGGCCGCTGGCCGGTCGCCACCTCATCAGCGCCAAAGGGCGTGCGTACCAGAGCGATGCATGCGCTGCGATCATTGAGCAACTGCGCAGATTACCGAAGCCCAGCAGCGCGCCAGCGGCGGTGGAGATCATTCTTTTCCCGCCAGACGCGCGGCGCCGCGACATCGACAACTACAACAAAGCGCTGTTTGACGCGTTGACCCACGCAGGCATCTGGGAGGATGACAGCCAGATTAAGCGAATGCTGGTGGAGTGGGGGCCAGTAACGCAGAAAGGAAAGGTCGAAATCACGATCAGTAAGTACGAACCGGCGGGTGCAGCCGCCTTATAAGTGGAGAAACGCATGAATCAGTTAATCGTGAATGATGCAGTAACGATGTCCAGCCGGGAAATTGCGGAGCTGGTACAGAGCAAACACAGTGATGTGAAACGTTCAGCGGAGCGTCTGGCTGCTGGTGGAGTTTTAACCGCGCCATTGGCGCAGTTCGATTTTGAGCACAATGGCAACGTTTATCAGGAGTACCGGTTCAACAAACGTGACTCGCTGGTCGTGGTTGCCAGGCTGTCGCCAGAATTTACCGCAGCAGTTGTCGATCGCTGGCAGGAACTGGAGGAGGGACGGAATATCAGCGTGCCCCGATCTTTACCTGAGGCGCTGCGCCTGGCCGCAGATTTGGCCGAGCAAAAAGAGCAACTGACGCTCCAGCTTGCAGCTGCGGCGCCAAAGGTTGAATTTGTCGATCGCTACTGCAGCGCCAGCGGCTCACTTTCATTCCGCCAGGTGGCGAAGCTGCTTAAAGCCAAAGAAACAGAATTCCGCCTTTTCCTGATCGAGAACGACATCATGTACCGGCTCGGCGGTGCGCTGACGCCGCGGCACCAGCATATCGACGCCGGACGTTTTGAAGTTAAAACCGGGACTTCTAACACTTCCAACCACGCCTTCAGTCAGGCGCGATTCACGGCTAAAGGGGTGAAGTGGATTGGTGGGTTATGGGCAGAGCATATCGCTAAAGGGAATGCTGCGTGAGAGCGTTACTTACCCCTGTCGTCGTGAAGGAGTTCGGGATCGTGGCTTTCCGGCCTGGTCCTGAACTCATGCCGCATTTCCATCGCGGGCGCATTCTGCTGGAGAACGAACCGGAGCGCCTGGCAAACCTGCCAACCGGCGAACTTCCAGCGGCAGGCCAGCCGCTGGCAGAGGACCCATTAATGGTGCCTGTCTTTGAGCATGCCGATGTCATTCAGCGGGCTGGTGGCCTGTCATGCCTTGAGGCCTGGCTAATGCGTGAATCTGGCTGCCAATACCGCCACAGCGACTATCACCATCACGAAATGGTCACCATGCGGCATGCACCCGGCGCGCTGCGGTTGTGCTGGGCCTGTGATATCCGGGTGCGAGAGCAATTTACTGCCGAACTGTCGGGCATTGCACGAAAGAACCTGGTAGCCTGGGTATTGTCGGTTGTTCGCGCCGGGCTGGGTTTCGATGATGCCCACCCGGTGACTCTTCCAGAACTGTGCTGGTGGCTGACGATCAATAAGCTGGCCCATGTCATCCCGGAGGCGGTGGCGCGCAAGGTCCTGCGTATCCCGGCTGCGAAATTCCAGTCGGTGACG